TAGCAGTACTATTGTGTGCTTCATCATAGTATAGAATGTCAGGGTTAATACCAGACTCTTGTATCTTATGAAGACTATGATATGTGGTGAATATTATTTGATTACGCTTCCAGTTACCAACTGCCCAGTCATATATTCTACCTGCATTAGTTGTTGACTCATAGTCAGTCAATTTGCCACTGTGCACGTGTAGGTATGCAATGCGTGGTAACTGATACTTATCAAAGAGACTAACGAACTCATTGCACAACTGTTGTGCTAATAGAATACGAGGTGCAACTACTACAATAGTCTTGGTTGCTGGTCTCCTTGTCTCATAGTCGAATCCATTACGCTGTATCATTCTAATAGCGTGCTGAATCATTATAAATGTCTTGCCACCACCAGTAGGAACAACGATCTGTCCCTTATCATAAGCATCCATTGCTGCGAGTGCTCGTATTTGGTGTGGTCTTAGGGAAATAGTCACGTACTTTTGTCAGTACGTTAACTATAGCAGATCGCAGTGGTGGTGGGGGTTTATTGTGACAGTTTGTCCTTTGTCACAGTCTCTTCATAGAATACTCTGCCACCATACCCTATCATTTGCTGCACCCATTGGTTTGACTCCTTTAGATACAGTTCTACTATGGACTCCTTACCATTGTTAGTTGTCCATACTCTCTCATAGCACCTATGCTCTGAGTTGTATTCATATCCATTCTCAAGCAACTCTGCTATGAATTGTATGTCACTATCGCTAACGGTTTCTGTCATAGTCGTAGTAGTGTGAACTGTGTATTATATCATCTTGTCTGCTCGCTGCGCCTCTAACCTGATAATCAGGGAGATTAATATCGAGTGCATCAAGATCTTTACCAACTCTTGTTTCATTAGAGTGGTAGATTTGTCTGAGTTCATCATCCTTTAACATTGTATTGATACGCTCCAACTCAGTGAGTTGCTTACGTAAGTTGTGTATGACAGTATCAAGATTGGTCATCATAGTCCTCCCTTGCTGCTGTTATAAACTCTTCAATCTGTTCATCAGTTGCGTCGTGCAACCAACCCCAGTGTGGATCATTCCTATCATACTCAAGGTATATCTTGCCATCAATGACAGCAACCTTAAGTGAATCCCCTGCTTTTGCCTCTTTTTTTGGCATCAATAACCTCCACGTGTGTAATGTGTTGTGGATAATTCCACTGTGCTGCTAATACCTCATCATAGGTATGTACTACCTTACAAGTATTATCGGTACACCATATTTTATACCAGTGTCTATCATAAGGTGCATCACTAGACAATTTCTTCATACCTCCAGTGCGGATCATCTCGACCATCAGACCAGAACCAGAAGTCACCATTGTGTTGTGACGAGAAGAACCAGCGACCATCCCCTCGCTTCTCTTCAATGATTGCGATAGGGTTACTGCTCATTGCCTCTACAAATTGTAGTTTGGCACGATCACTAACTGGTGTAACTCTCGCTAATTTTCTCAATGGTGGCATCATCAATCTCCTGTCTAATTTTGTTGTAGATATCAGAGTACTTAACTCCGTGGATATTCTCACTAGGTCGTTGTAACTCAAGTGGGAAGTGTTGCAGTGCTGTTAATAATGCTTCTGCCTCATTCTTTGATATGTTGAGGTTAATCCAAGGGATGATAACCTTAGCATCAAACTCTGAGTTGGTTGCATTTGGATTTGCTTCAACCTTCATCTCTCCTCCATAGGTGGTAGTAGATCATTTCCAGGATGTTCCACGATCTTGCCGTGGTAGTTCCTGACGTTGCGAGGATAGAGAGACTCATCAATCTCAATGTCCTCCCAGTCACTAGCATATATTAGCACATTACAGAAGGTTTTGCCGTGTAGTGCTTCTGGGTTGTCTGTCTCGTGAGTACATATCGTGATGTACTCATCTCCTACAAATGATATGTAACCAGTGTTATCTTGAAACTTGACGTATGTACCAAGTTCGAGAGATTTGAGGATGTTTCTCATTTCTATTTGGATAGCGTTGGCGAGTAAGAGGTTGATACTCATCTTATGTATCTGTATGCTTCAGATATAATAAATCACATATCTCTTCAATAGTTCTTAACGTAGCATCCAATTCATCACCATTAATTCTACCATCATAATGTGATTGATGTTGCTTAGAAATAAACATTCCAAGCGACTTCCTGAGTATATCTTTACTCTCCGAGTCTAGTATTTGTGTCTTGAGTCCAAACATTATAGTAATGGAATTAGTGAGAACTGATCGTCAGGTAAATCGCCTCTAGTTTCTATATCAAATCCAAGTGTAATCCTCTTGCCTTCATACTCTTCATTCACACATACTTTGTGCATCCGTTCCCATCCAGGTCCGAAATATATGTTACCTACCTCATTATTTATTTCATACAATGGTCCTCTACTATCTCTAAACTTAGTGGTACTAGACTTAGGATCAATACTGACATATCCGTGGTAGTCAAACTTATGATCGTGCCAATTCAACACCTCGTGTGGTTCGTGCATATTAACCCAACACTGCATCCATAATGGGTCATCAGTTCCCAACGTTGTTCTAACTACTGTCCTTATATCCTTCATCAATAACCAGAATAGTGGTGAAGGTGCAGTCAATGAGAATAGATTGTAAAACCTATAACCTGAGAAGTTAGTGTCCATATTATCTAAATGCTCACTATCTAACTTCACATCCTCTCTATCAAATAGTTCTGGTAATGCACCAAGAGTCAACCCTTCTTGTCTCAATGATGAGTCAAGACCAGTGAATGTCTCTTTGAATAGTCTGTAACCACGTCCTAATTGACGTAGCATTTCTTCTTGTTCGTGTTCTACAACTGGTGACTTGTATAGTACCCAGTCTTCACCCTCCTTAATTTTGTAAGTCATTTGGATTGTATGCTGATCGTGGATCTTTTGGCACTGCATCTGCCAAATTGATGTTAACAACAGGTCGCCAAGTACCCACTGGTGTTGTTGATGAGTGGAATAGATCACCCTTGAATGCCACTGCTCGACCTCGTTTGGGTGAGACCCTTGTCATTTCAGTCCAAGTGTCTTGTTTTACCATCTCAATATATTGTTGAGGATTTTGTGTCCTCTCGTTGTAGATAATAGTGTCACCATTTGAATTGTCCAAATAGTATACCACGTTCCAAGCATTTTGCACATAACTGTCAACGTGTGGTAACTGAATGATGTTAGAACACCAAGCAGGTACGTGGTTAACTCTCATCCTAAGCAATGCCTCTGCCTTTAACCTCTCTCTGAACTGTAATGCTAGTGGCATAAATGCGTTACACAGTGATGATACCTCACCTTGCTCACATTCAAAGAGATAGTGGAAAGCACAATACCCATTCCTGGGATCACCCTGGAACAGGTCACTGATTGCATTGTCCTTTATCATCCATTTCAAGTCAGGGTTCTTGACACAATCTATCAACCAATTCTGATACACTGGTGGGATTATATCATCAAAGACAAGAACGTCTTGCATATTATTAAATTGTGTCTTAAAAGGTGACTGCACTGTGAACTTCATATTATGTGTAGTATGGTGATGAGTTAATCATTGACTGCTCCTCTTGTATGAAGTCAGCAGCAGACTCCCAAGGCATTGATAACATAGGACGACCATCATATTTGTTCTTAGCATACTTACCATTTACATCCACGTATGATACAAATGCTTGTACCTGTAACTCACCAGTATATTTTGGTCTCCAATGATAGTCCTTGTGTCCTCTGAAAATACAGATATCACCTTGATTTAATAATATTTGATGTGACTTACCATCTAGTTCAATGTATAGTTCCCAGTCAGTATCATCTCGTGTAATACATACGTTGCCAACCCACTCACCACTGGTTCTGTCTCTATGTCTGACTAGGTTGGTTCCTTTAACATATACTCTAGCGTATGAGAATGTCTGATATAATTCACAACCAACAACCTGTTCTATCATAGGTTGTATAACCTGACCCATTGCTTCAAAGCATACAGGTGAGTACATAGCAAATGCACCAGGCATTATGGGGTCCGAAGTAGGTCCAGAGTATTGTGTCTCAACAACCTCTTTAATCATCAGATACTCAGTCTTTAGTTGTTCACAGGTTTCTTTAGATACACCTTCACGGATAACATATAGTTTGTTATCAGCAAGTGTCTCAACCTTCAAATCTTGCGTCATATGACTGGTAGTCATTAATTCCCCTCCCAAAGAATACTAGAGTTAGTCTTGCATCATCAGCAGTAGAACCATAGAAGTTCTGTCCTCCGTGATACTTACGTCCATCAAATAGTATAGCACGATTGTAACGTGCTTGCACCTTGATAGACTCATTAAAATATGAATTGCACTGCTCCTTATACTTATCAAAGTTAGCAATCGCTTCAGTACCCTGTGCCTCCATTGCCTTGTGAAACTCCTCTTCATATCCTTGCATCTCAGCACCAGCAGGTACATCATATATTGTTGTTCCACTATCCTCAGTCATATCTGGATTAAGATAGATAACACCACCAATTCCTAAATGATCGTCATCAGTGTGTATCCATCCACTACCACATTCACCTGTACTGATATGAAATGCTGCATCTGCTATCTCAAATGCACGATAACTTGGTAAGTATCTAATTATCTTTCTACATATTATTTCGTGTAACACAGGATCTAAATCTTGCAAGAGTTTAGTTCTCTTACCTGGCCAATACCCTCTGTTTGGATGTTCAGTACAAGGATAATATTCAAGTGATTGTGCATACTTACGCACTAAACTTGGTGTCTCAAAGAATCTATCAATGATAGTGGTTGGTACTACTTCTGCCATAATTTAAAAGGACACTTAGATGTGTTGAAGATTAGGTTCTGTGTGATACGTGGGAATAGATTCTTAAGTTCTGTTCTCTTTTGTGCATCACGTAGTTGTTTACTTGTTGGTGTTGCCTTAACCATATTATATGTTTGATTATGGTTATGCTCTTGATAGAATGCCAACCGATAAATCGGATCACCTCTCTTTATTATGATAGGTTTAGACTCATCAATAAACTCAACAGCAAAATTAATAGGACGTGACCAGTCAGATAGATTCCACCATCCCTCTACTGTCCTGAAATTATTACCACCACATTGTTTCTGTTCTACCCATATATTCTTTGCCTTTGTCCACATCAAGAACACAGGTATATGTATTTGAAATGTCTGATCCACCTCCCAATCTGGTGGTGGTTGTATTATCTGCTGAGTTAGATCACCTAAGTTTGTACTTATTCGTTTCTCCTCTCTGTGCATTGTCAACTCAAGAGGTTTAGGTGCACGGATAACAAACTCTCGTTTTACCTTATGCTGCCAAGCAGGACAACTATAATATATCTTTTGCTTTGGATCAAATGTATCAAAGTATCTCTCTGGTTCAAATCCAACACCATCTAATGATAGACCAGAGTCAAGTGCTCTGTCTAACGACCAATCAGGTGATTCATATTGTAGATAGTTTATTTGAACGGACATTGTTTAAACATAAGAGTCTTTGCTAAATTTGAGATGAATCCCTTCACCCTCACCCTCTTATTCATATCTATAAGCAATCGTTCAGGTGGTAATTCCTTAAGGAATTTAAACTCTTGATTGAGATTACCCTCCTCAATGAAGTTGATCTTATATAATGGATCACCTCTCTTAATGACAACAGGTTTAGTATTGTCCACGATGTTCAATCCAAATGATATAGGACGTGTCCAAGATGATAGATTGAACCATCCTTGAACTACTGTGAAATTATTATTGAGTGACGTGAGTGGATGATCCTTAACCTCCACCCATATATTTTTATTCTTAGTCCAACAAATCAACATAGGCATACAAACCTGCATTGTTGTGATCGGTGCTCTCTTATTCTGTACTTGTACTGTTCTATGTAAATCCTCGCTGGTTAACTGAGCACAACTGATCATATTATTCTCATTGTCAATCTCTATTGTCATATCTTTTGGTGCATATACTATCCACTCTCGTGATGTCTTATGAGTAAATGCAGGACAATCCAAATATGGTGTTGTCTTAGGCATTGTATCCAGAGTTCTTTCTGGTTCAATACCAACACCATCTATCGATAGAGGAGATTTGAGGATGTCAACCACATCTTCTGCTCCTTCATATTGGTAGTAGTTAATCAGGACAGACATAGTTGAAATTAATGACGATTCTATTTGTAGCGAGGGTAGGACAGGACGATGCGTGCATTTTTAAACCATCAAAAATAATGAGTTTATTCTTCTCTGGTCTAACACGATCGGTGATGCTCCCATTTCTGTCAAAGAAGACGGTATCACCATCAGAATCGTTGACATAATATAGTGCTGTAGTATGTGGGATATCAAAATCCACGTGTGGTCTATTATAACCTGAACTGGTCTGTAAAAGCAACCCTCCCTTAATCCTTATTAGTTTATGATCCTTCGGTGCAAATTGTAAGAGAGCAGGATATACAAAATCCAAACACTCAGATTCTATTCCCTCTTCCTCATCAAAGAATAGATGAGCAAATCCTGGTGATCCACGATGATGTGGTCCCTCGTTAGCAAATGTGACATCATTCAGAAAATGCCAGTTGAATTTTATTCCCGACATCATATCGTGAATCTTGTTCACATATAATTCTGGCAATAGATCTCTAATGACCTTCATAGTTGATTGATAGTACTACACGATCTTCATCTGTATTATTTGGTTGTGTTGCGTGTTTCAACCAACCAGGAAATACCAGGATATCGTTAGTTTGAACTGGTATCTCTTTCCACAGATTCTGCTCTGGTACCTGTGGAGAACCAAAGCGATGATACTCTAGTGGATCCCTAATAAGAAAGTTCCCTGACCCTTGGGATGCCTTGAGATAACAAGACAATACCATAGGACAGGGACTGTGTAAATGTTCTGTTGTTATTCCACCACGCTTGTGGATATTTATCCAAGACTCACGTGGTTGTATCCTCATATCATAATATCCCCAGTGCTTCCAAATTGGAACTAACTGTTGATGTATGACATATAAGAACTTCTGTAAGCACTCCCAGTTATGAGGTGCAAATGGTTCTAGTGATGCTGACGCTGTACTAAATGCGTTGTTGCTCTCTAGTTCTGAGTTCTTGTTAACTGTGTCTAATAATGATCCAACATCAAACTGTAATGCACCACCGTGTTGATACTCAAAATCATAGTTGAGTCTCCAAACATAGTTTGGTATGTACTCAACTGGTTTAGGGTTTTCTGGTGTTATTATTAAACTCATCAACTTTCTCCTTCAACTGCTTAATACGTTTAGCAGTCTCTTCCCTGACCTTTTTGGACAGTCGTTTGAGAGTGGGTGGATGAGTTTCATAGTTTATGAATGAGGACCAAAAGTTATCATCATTTTGTTTTTTTGGACTCGACATCTGCTGAGGATTTGTGTAACTGTTCTATCGCTTTGAGGACTTCGGGAGTTTCTTCCCACTCCCAGGTATCCTCGTGTCCTTTACTGTTGATCTTCTTGAATTGTCTGAGCATAGGGTAGCATCTCCTTAAATGTTCTAGTAGCAAATCCGTAAGCAACTCTTACTTCATCTGCCATATCATCATTGAGTTTAGCACGGATAAGTCCTTTTAGTTTGTCTGGGTTCTCAAATACGTACATATGTGACGAACCAGGTACTTTCTTAGCAAGCATCTGTCCACCCATAAGGTCACCCATATGACGTGTATAGATGTGTGCCATTAATCTATCCTGCCTACTCTTCTCACTAACATCCTTCTCAATCTCAGCAATGTACTTAGTGAATTCCTTTGTAGTCTCTAATGTTGGTGGTACTTCTACACCGTGCTCTGCCCATAACTCTTGAAAGTCCTTAACTAAACCTGGATACCTGTTGATATCATCTAATCCTGATAGCACATCTGCTTTAGATGCTGCATTCTCTAGTACATCATATTGTTGAATTTGATTATACAAGAAAATTGCATAAGACTTGGGATGTAGTGTCCCACCGAACATCATACCAACAAAGGGTTGCTCCTCTGCTCTCTTGTGATGTTCCCACGTTGCTTCTTTAAGTGACATTAGATCTCAATGTGTTTAAGGTTGACAAATTTTTCAATGGTTTCATCTACCTGTTGGTAGATAGGTGATAGATCTATGTTAGATCTGATATCGTGTGCAATCTGGTCAACTTGTTCTTCAGTCAGACAATGGTCTGGATGTAAAGAGTTGCACACTGGGATACGTTGTTCAACCAACTCATTCAAGTTAATACGTATCTCATAATCTCTGTAGACTGGCATTAGTAACTGGGATCTCCTGGTATGTTGTCATCATCAATAGCAGATTCAGTTGACTCTCCAATCATTTCAATCTCTTCCTGTGGTTCAGCATTGAGTTCGAATGATGGCATACCAACCTCGCTATCATCTCCCATTATATCACGTTTTACCATAAACAGTGCATCAATAGCACCTTCTAACCTGGATCTCTGACTGTAAGCATCAGATCTCTTTTGGAAGTCGATGGTAGTGACACCATAAGGGTTCAGTTTCTTATTACTAAACTCTTCATCCAACTCCTCAATCAGTTTACTCTGTTCTTCCTTCTGTAAGTGGAAGTTTTGTATTAGTTCATCGATGTTCATCGTTTGGTTCCGTCTGAGTGATAGTTGATCGCTCGCATTGCTCTTGCAATCTTTCTAGTTACAGTGTCTTCAGTTGAATACTCTGCTGCGAGTGAGTAATTGAAAGATTGTTCTAAGTCCCAGTCTTTTGGTTCAGCAGGTTCTTGAGTAAAATCATACCAATCTTTCTCAATGTGTTCACGTAACACAGGTACAAATTGTGCTAGTGGTGTTCCTGCTTTAATAAGTGTACCATCTGGTCCAGAGTCAAGCACTTTCCAGAACAACTGGACGTTGACTTGCATTGCAAACCGTGGGTCATACATACCAGCAACTGCCTCGAATCTAGTTTCGTTGTTGTAATACACTGGGAGTTGTAAAAACACAATGTCATCACTAGCACGAACCCTCCAAGGTGTTTCAAGTTTTATAACGTGAGCAAGAGTATCTTGTGGAAATACTCCTGACTCTGCATCCTCAAGCAGTGGAACTGTCTGATCTGGTGGATGATCTCCAATAAAATTGGAGTGTCTGGTAAAGTTGGTTACCTGTTCATATCTATAAGAGATACCGTCATTCTCTGTCCATATCCTGAAATCCATAGGTGAGGTTACCACCCAACCCATACGTGTGATTTGTTTTAGACCTGGACAATTAGCAACGTTTTGTGTACCCATAAATGGACACCTTCTACCCTTCGCATCCTTATCCTTCCATTGTCTTTTAATGGTTGAAGCAGGAAGCAGTGGATAGTTCTCTGCTAGACCAGGTTCAAGTGAGAAGAATCTGATCCACGGTTTCTTCTTACGGAAGATATTCCACATTATCTTCTCCATAGATGTGTTCAAGTAGGTAATCATAATGAGTAGGACAATCATCCGACTCAACAAACTTCTTCACATTAGCAATATATTCTTCTCTTGTCACCTTACTGACTCCTATTGCGTGCTCGTTCTCATCACCACCCATTAAGTATCTTGTACCTAACTGTAGTCCTTGACCTGCTGCAATATAATTCATACCGTGCATATTAGCATTCAATGGTTCAGCGTGATCTAATATAGATCCCATCCTCTCAAAGTTATCATTAACCTTGATGTTACCATCAAACTCTTGCATCATATATTCATTACGTTGTGATGCCCACTTCCAATATGGATTATCAGTCCTCATTGACAGTGCATAGTGCATAGCAACAAACTTAGCAAATCCAATAACCTCACGTCTAGCACAATAATTATACCACTGTCTCTCTATATTTGTGATGTATCCTCTTCTTCTATTGAGTATGTCAACCAGTCTAAGGATACTCTCGTGTGTTGTTAATAGTCCTGTTGATTCTAATGGTTCAACAAATCCATATGATAGACCAATAGCAAGACAATTAAGATCCCACGCTTTATCTCTATAACCGTGCTTCATCTCAATAGTTTCAATCTCATACTCATCAGGTGCAATACCAAACTTCTGTTCAATCCATATCTGAAACTCTTGCTCTGTCTCGTGTTGCATTGCAAATCGTGATGACCAAGCATAACCAACACCAATACGATTCCATAGTGGAATAGTCCACATCCAACCATTCTCAGCACCAGTACAGTCAGTCACATTGTGCATTGCTTCTTTACGTTGATCTATGTCAAGGTAAGGAATACGTGCGAAGTGTGCTCTATCATTTGCAAGTATCTCTTTAAAGTCATTGAAGTTTACATTCATCAATCCCTCAATGAGTGCACCTTTAAATCCAGTACAGTCAATGAATAGATCACCCTGTACTCCTACAGTCTTATTATCTGCTGCCAATCTAACTGCTAAGTGTCTGATCTCTCTATTAGATGCAGCAGGTGATCCACCTTTCTTCACATCCTTGACCATACCACGTACTTCACCTATTACGTGTGTGAATCTATCTTTCTCTGCCCACGGATAACATACATTATCTCTTAGGAACTCACCAAACTTCTCAGCATCCAAATGATATGCTACATCAGTTTCCATATTATAGTTATCCCAATCCATATATCCTTCTGGTGTCTCAGCACTACCCCACTGCTTATTATTTGCTACAAGTGTATCGTTCTCAGGATTATAGAACTGACTGAATGACTTCCCATCTGGATTATATTCTTCTGGATGTCTCTTCTGTAAGTCAAACCAATCTTCAATACCATTAGCAGTGTTGTCTAACTTATACTTACCAAATGGATACTGGAAGGTTGATCCTTTCTCTCTAAAATCTGTGAACTGAATACTATTCTTATATGTGGCATTACAATACTCCATCCAGTCTGTATCTTGTAGACCTAGAGCATCAGTAAACTTATTAAAGTGTCCCAGTGTTGACTCACCTACACCAATTGGTTTATGTTTTGCACTCTCAACAAGCACAACATTAACCCAAGGGCATAGTTTCAACAAGGCAGCACAGGTCATCCAACCAGATGATCCACCACCTACAATTACGATGTTATTGACTTGCATAATCTAATTGATACCGTCAGTATTATATAGGGTCTGGTTGTAGAAGTCAAGTGGGACAGGCATATTATTTGACATCTCAAGTCCCTTCTCAAGTCTCACACTGACCTCTAGGTCCACATCCTTCAGCATATTATCGTCATATAGTTTATCATAGTGTGCTTCCATATCCATTATCTCCTTCCTACCAATGATAGTATATCCTAGTCCTGCCAATACAAACTGCATACCAATAAACAATGAATTCAACGTTGTTGGTATATCCCTACAGTCAATTTGATTTAGTGTATGGAAGTAAACAGAAGTTGCTGCATCCCAGTATGGTGTGTCATCCTTGAATGCTGCGGTGAAATGATGGACAACAAAATCTCTGAATGTCATAAACTTAACGTGACACGCTGCATTGAACCAGTCACGTTGTAGTCCTGACAATATATCCACCTTTGGATCAGCAAATTGTATGAAATTAAATAGGAACTCGTGTACTGAGAACAGACCACCTGATTCTAATGGTTCAATGAAACCAGCAGACAACCCAATAGCTAGAGTATTGCCTACCCATATCTTTTCTCTCATACCTGTTGGCCAACGTATATATCTGAAATCACTATCAGGTGCATCAGGACAACCTAGATGATCTTTAAATTCTTTGAGTGCAAATCTCTTGTCTTGGAACTTACTACTGAAATTATATCCTGTACCAATCCTATTCCAAGTTGGTACCTTCCAGACCCATCCACTTGATAGTGCTGTAACACTGGTATAACTTGTAAGTTCCCGTGCCTTATCAACATACTCCCGTTTAGTGCACCACGTACTGTCATTGAGTAACACGTCCCTCCAATCTTCCCAGGGTACACCCAGGCGATTCATCAATATTGCTCTGAATCCTGTGCAATCTATGAATAGATCAGCAGTTATCTCTCTACCATCATCAAGAGTTAGTTTCTCTATGTTGTCACCCTTAGTGTCTATCCTATCTACTGTCTCTCTAATATAATTTAAACCACGTGGTAAGCAGAACTTATCCTTTAAGTACGTAGCAAACTTAGTAGCATCGATATGATAACCACACTGATTCTCTATGTGTGGTGTATATAATTTTCCCTGTTCAGATACTGCTGCTGCATTAGAGTATACATTTTGGAATGTATTATTTGAAGGCTGACGATAATGCTTCCAAACATAGTAATCTAATGGTGGTAGACCTGTGTCATAGCTACCAAAAGGGTACTGCCACGGTTGGTCAGTACCCCAATTTTCAAATCTAATGCTGTTCTTATATGTTGCGTCACACGCTGGCATCCACTCTTTATCTTCGAGTTCAAGATACCTTACAAATGTATTAAAATGCTGTGTTGTAGATTCCCCTACCCCTATAGTTCCAACTAGAGGAGACTCTATCAACGTAATATTCTTAGAAGCCTTGGAAAGGGGACTGTCACCAAAATGTTTAAGTAACACTGATGCTGTCATCCACCCTGCACTGCCACCTCCGACAATACAGATGTTATTAAATTTCATAATGAGTTAGGTAGGTGGTTCTACGTATGCTCCACCCCAGTTTGAATAACGTTCCCAACAGGGATTGTCTTGTGTACTTATCTTAGCAGGTCTTGAGGTTGCTGGCTCAACAACGTCAGACATATATTCTGCGATTTCATCTTCTGTCATCGCTGGATCCATTGGTTCTTCAATGTCAGAAGGTCTAGGAGTATTCTCTTTGACTGTCTTAACGTGCTGATACCAAGTAGCGTCAGAAGCGTTCAAAGCTTTACCCGCAGCTAAGTCTTTGTACAACATATCTAATTGCTGACCAACTTCACCGTATGCTACACGTCTTGTCGTAGCAGGATCAGCATAGGTCTCAACTCTTTTAACCCAGATCATATCAGCAGCACTTGGTGACCATTCTAGTGTCCAAGAGTTAGTAATATCATCAGGGGCATTCACCCACATTTGAGAGCAACCACGTCCTAAGAACAATGTATACTCTTCACCAGGATCCACTACGTCTGCTACGTAGCCATTAAAGTCCATTAATGCTTTCTTCATTGGATCTCCCTACTTGTAGTTAATAACAGTAATGACACCGTACTTACCGTTTGAACCACGGAAAGAACTAAAGTGTCCACCAGATCCACCACTACCATAAGCAGAGTGATCTTGGTGATTATGTGAGAAGTTACCACCATTTGGCCAACCAGCAGCAACTGATCCTCCAAAGTGAGATGGTCCTCCAGTTCCACCACCGTGAGCAGCGTGGGACTGTCCACCTCCACCCCAGATGTTAATGTCTCCACCAGAACCATTACGTCCTAGTCCACCTGAGTGGGAGTTGTTACGTGCAGCACCGTGTCCACCACCAGCAGATAGATATGGTCCAAAGGATGAGGATCCTCCGTCTCCACCACGGTTAAAGTACCAAGTACCTCCACCGCCTCCACCAACTGAAATACCAACTGAAGAAATGTTTTCGACGCTCATTACACGCTCAGAATATCCACCAGCACCACCAGACTCTCCGTGTCCAGCACCACCTCCTCCACCACCATTGCAGCGGACGTGAATATACTTCACACCTGATGGTCTGTTCCAGGTTCCACCCCCAGTCCAGACGTTCATATTGTAAATGTTTTCGGAACTTACAGATGCCCAAGACATCGAAGAACCATTGTTAGTTAGAAACTTTCCAGACTGTCCTGAGATACTAGGTACTATCTGACCAGACGAACCTGACATAGTTCCGTTCACGGTCAAATTACTGCACGTTAATGTTCCGTTCGCAGTAATATTACCAGACGCTAGGGTAAATCCACCGATGCCTGACAGGTCTCTAATAGATGCAACTTTAAGTGTACTCATTTTACCTGTTTAGTTTTCCTCAAATCTATTTATATGTTTATGGAGTTGGTCTAACCTCATCTGTTTCCAGATATGGTTGATCCCTATTCCATTGATCATCATCAGGGTAATAACCTGGATGATAATGTACTTTATTGGCAGGATAATCCCTTCCAGTGGACTCATCCTCCCATTTCTCTACCTTGAAGGTCTCTTTATATTTCAAATAGACACCATCTTCTTTAACCCAAGCCTGTACTATGTAATCAGTATCGGGTTCAAGTCTAGGGAAACTTATATTTTCAAACCAAGGACAGTCTGTACAGATGATACTATCGTACTTCATCTCATACAGTGGTGTATCTGTTCCTTTGCTGATACACACGTACATCTCTAGGTTATTAAATTCTAATGCGTACACACCATTCTTTCTAACACTCATCTTAACATTAGGATCGTAAGATTTTAGTGTTTGAAATCCAGATGCTTCCACAGTATTAAGAGCAACATCAAATACTATTGTTGCTTCATTATATTCTAATGCCTGTACCTCATTGTCAGCAGGTTTGGCAGTATGAATATCGGTTTGAGTTGGGTTACTAGTTGGTTCCATTATTGTTCATAGCATACGGTTATGTTACCAGTTCCACCATTATATTGTCCAGCCCCGTTACGAGCCCAATGACCCCAGTTTCCACCGTTGCCATAAGATCCACTCCAAGTCGATGTGTCATCAGCATAGTTAGACCCTGACCAATTGTTTCCTCCACCTCCACCTGCTGCTCCATTACAGTCACAGCCTGGGTTTCCTCCACAATTTCCAGCGTTCCAACCGCCTCCACCACCGCCTCCTCCAGAGGCATCATTACCTGGTCTTCCACATTCATCACCATTAGTATCTCCATTACCACCGTGTGCTCCACCCTGTGAACCACACTGTCCGTTCTCTCCTCTCTGGTGTCCTGCTCCTCCTCGACCAGCACCACTACAGCCTTCACGACCACCGCCCCCGCCACCACCTGCTGCTACCAACAGGATATTGCCCTGAGACATATTGACACCCCAAGGTGAGAAGAACATACTTGCTGCTCCACCACCTCCACCTCCAGCAGAGCATCCTCTACAAGAAGCGTGAGTACCACGTCCACCTGATCCATAACCAGATCCATTATTACCATTACCTCCACCACCCCAACATCCGAAGCAACCTCCTCCGTTAGAGCCACCACCTCCGACATATGCTCGGAAGCGTCTGGACTGAACCCATCCCTGTTCTAAGATGAGTCGTGCATAGGCAGCACCACCTGATCCACCGTGTGCACCACCTTGACCGCCGTTACCACCAGCAGCACCCCAAGCCCACACCCAAATGTAGTTACCAGTACCTGAGTTAATATACAGGCTATTGTCCCCACTTCCTTGGAAGCGATGACATCGAAGTTGTTTTCCAAATTGTGATGTTGTAAATACTGAACCGTTATTATCTGCCGTGACCTTCTCTATTCCTCCAGCACCACCGCCTCTTGATCCTAGCGAGTGTGAAAGACCGTTAAGTATACCTGAATAACCAATTTGTGTTCCCATTATGCGTAATTAGATCCTGAACCAAAGACAGTGAATGCGTGTTGAGAAGTATTTGGTGTATGTACCATAGCAAATGATACTACGCACCATTTCTCATCGTGTGATGGAGCTGATCCACCTATCCACTGGATGTTAGTACTCTGTCCATTAATATTAATGGATGATGGAATACCAGACCCACCTACTTCATATATAGCACACGTAATACCATATCCGTGAGCTCCATCAGTAGGAACATTGTTTAGCGATAATGTCCAGTTACCTCCACCGTTCTTGTTTATCCAGATAGAGTTACCATTATTATAGTCGTGAGTTATACTACCACTAGTTGTATAGAAGTAGACACGCTCTGAAGTTTCTTCAAAGTGAAACCTACCAGTTGAAGTAATATGTTGTGATTCAATATCAACGAAGTGAGCATAGGACAGATCGTCGTCTCCAAGTAATGTCCACGTTGCTCCGTTTTCAATCGTGACCGTCCATCCTGAGTCAATCTGTACAGGACCAGCGGTAAATCCGTTTGTAAATTCTACACCACCGTTCGCTATAGGACCAATGGTTATGTTTTCTGTTATATTTGTACCGTTCGTTCTAATTATACTTCCTTCACCAAGAGCAGGACCACCTCCACCAACGTCTGTCCAACCTGGGTTACCCTGGTTAGCATCCTGTTTGTAGATCTGTGCCATATCTTCGGTGCTGTTATACACCAAAGTACCAAACGCAGGAGTTCCCAACGCAGTGACTTGAGCCTGGTTGAGATACGGTAAGTTAAGTTGTTCAGTAATACTCCACGCTTCTACAAGACCTCTTGTAGTTGCCTGAATATTATTACCATTAATCTTTGTAGTCATCTACTACTACCCTCCTTCTATGTTAACTATTTAGATTACCATCTCTCTTATGTGAATCACACTTCCAGTAGCAGGAGAGGAAGAAATACTAAAGTCAACTGCGTTACCTGATACCTGATAATCAACACCAGGAATCTGAGCAACACCATTTAAGAATACCATTACAGAGTAGCTGGTATGTCCAGGTGAGATAGCGAAACCAGTCGTAGACCCGTTTCCATTATATGTTACACCGTTGTTGTTATTGGCAATACCCGTTGCAAGAGTATATTTGTCAGCACAACCATAGTTACCTGTAACATCTAAGTTACCATTAATATATGTATTACCAGCAATCTTCATCCTATTGGATGCGTCTGGTGCCATACCGATACCATAATTTGTTACACCAGAGAATCTACGTGCAGTAATAGGTGAAGTATCGGTTAGACCGAACTTATACCATATACCTGTGTCATAAATCCATCCTAGTGAGTCACCAGCTTGCCAGTCAATATTATAGATAATATCACCATCATTAAATGCTAATGACGAATCAATATCTGGTTGACCTGTGCCATCATCTTCTGCAAGGAAGTTCTGCTTTAGTACAGTTCCATCATCGTTGGCATACGTCAATTTTATTGTCTGAATATTTTCCTGAGCAGTGATTCTCTTCTGGAAAGTCACTGGACCTGAGAAAACAGATTCAAGTTGGTTAGATGCACCACCAATTACGGTTAGTTTGTCAGTAAGTACAACCTCAGAGAATGTCTGAATCGTAGTTCCCTCTTCACCAACAACGTTCAACTGTGCGATGTCTTCGTTAGTGATCTGACCAGTAATCGGGTTGATAACCTGGTTACCAACATACAGTTCACCATCACTGTTAACACCTGAGTAGTAAGCAACACCTGCTGCTTCCTTAAGTGACTGTGATAATCTGACCTGTATAGATGATAGTACCTCCACCTGTGTAGATGGGAACGCTGTACTGTAGTTACCTGGACCAAAACCAAGATATTCAAACGTATGACCCGATGCTCTAAGGATTGAGTACCTTCGAAGTTCACATAACAGTGGAGCAACTGAGTTATCAGCGTTAAGTTTCAATGCAATCTTTCTTTCTTCTTCATCACCTAATCGTGCAGTAACAACGACACTGTTCAAGGTGTTAGAAGTAGTGTTATAACCTAAGTTGTTCTCCTGTTCTAATAAGAAGAACTGTGCAGTCTCTCTACTAATTGATAGCTGTGTATCTTCATTAGCTTGTGGTTGTGCACCATCAGTTGTAGTGACCTTACCTAGTATGTCATTGTCTGCAATAGACACAGAAGGAGCTGGGTCAGCAACTGGGTTATCTCTGTCAAATGTTGGATAAACATCTACAGCATACTGTGAGAACGCAAAGTCATCAAAGTTTGAAGTTGCAGGTGAAACTGAAGCATTCAGTATGGTGAGATAATAGATACCATCCTTAACACCACGTTCAAATGGTTGGAATACTTCTACCTCGTAGATGTAATAAGTCTTGTCGTATGCAGGAGAGTTTGTTTCAGATGATCTAGGTTGTACAACGAAACCAGTAATAGGTTCACGAGGTATTGGGAATGAATCCTTATCTAGAACATAACGGAAACGATAGATTCTATCCTTAAGGTCTCTTGCATCAGGTACCCTTCTAATGAAGGATGTTGGTGTAAATCCTAAGTTCTGATACTGTGAGTTAGCAATCAGAGTTGTGTATATATCGTTATTAGTTGAGTCTACTTGTAGATACCAGTTTGACTGGTTAGGATCATACTTGATAGGAGACTCATCAGCACCAGGTAGTGTACCAGTTACATCAGCACCAGATGGATCAATCTTTGCTGTGTGAGTTGTAGGAGCATTAGCACCAGAAGCAATCAACAGTACATTAATCTCATCAGGAGTTGTTGGTCCATCTTTTCTAGCACCAACGGTATAACCCTGAATCTTACTAGGTGGTTTTGCATTCTCATTGGTATAACCATAGAGATACAACTTAGTTGGGTCTGCTGCGTTTCTAATCTTAGCAATATCAAACGTTACCCAGTTAATTGATATCTCTGGGACATCACTTATACTCTTGGGTGGGATGATATGTGTGAGCTGCCCTGCCTTGTCTTTCGTAAATGCTGCGCTCTTAAAGCCTTTAGATCGGAGAGAAGTGTTACCAAAGTTTGAGTTCGAGTTGGTAATCGAGAGGTCTCCTCCGCTGTCAGAGAAGAAATGGTCTCCAAATCCAACTGCGAAAACCGAGACGACCTGGATGAATGCGTCGTTACTTGCGTAGATGTGTCTGTGTCGCCAACCTTTACGGTATTTACATAACCCGTTAATGTGTGCACCAGAGCCCGCAGCTTGGGCTTCGTAGTTTCCAGTAGACGGGTTATAGAGTACGAATGCTCTGTCATCTTTCTGGAGCGAAATGCCAGTAAACTGAGCAACAACCATTGATTTGAAACCAGTTGCCTCTGCACCATTAGCGTGCATACCATTTATACCCCAAACTGATCTTAGTGAACAGTTGAATACATATGGAGATGCTGAGTCAACAGTATCAATCTCAACTTTAACCAGTACGTTACTACCAATAGCATTACCAGATGGTTCTGATGACATCTGATACGTAAACTGGTTACCTTGTGCTGACGTGACAAGGAACGATCCATTATAAAGGTTAGCGTCTGCCTCAGTTGGTCCTGTTACACCACTCAAGTTAACAGCAACACCAACAGAGAATCCGTGGTTTACTGGGTTATCTTGAATGTCAACAGTAAATGCTGTTGCAGTTTGACCGTTCCTGATAATTTGAGATACTCTAAATTCGTCAGAAATCGGACCTACAATTCTATTCTCTTCGACTCTTGCCTGTAATTGGTCTTGTGCAATAGTACCAGAGGTATCAGGTATCGTTGCGTATGCTTTAGATATCTTCTGATAGTAAAGTTCCAAGTCTGCATTGTTTGCATACTCGAAACAAGTTAGTTTATGGTGAGAGAAGTTTGGAGCAATAGTATCAACTACGTCACTACGGTAGTAAACTCCATTGTTGTCACCATCAAAAAATGACTGTTGCCAGAAATAACAACCACCAGTTAGTCTGAATATAGCAGAGGCAGATGGTTCATTACTTGAGGTAATACCTAATGATGCTTGTATCGTTGGATATGGTACATACTTTGGAATAACCTTAGTACGACGTAAGTCAGATCCAACAACAGAACAACCTCTGGGAACAATAATACCACCATTCACTGAGTTAAACTTGTGAAGGATGTTGTTCGGAGAGGTTAGATCGAAATTTGTATTTTCATCAAATGGTGTGATCTCAGTATATAAGTTAGTACCTGGTCTATTGTCTAGAACATATTCAGAGGGATATAGGTAGATCGAAAATGCGTCAAATTCGTCATTACTTAGACCAACACGATAAGAGAATCTTGCCACTTCAAGAAATGCCCTCTGCAATGTCTTGAATGGACGTAGTGCCGAGTTACCTCGGTTATCATATGCATCTGATGCGTCAAAGTCGTCGGGGTTGACGTAT